CTATATGAGCTAACATTGCAGGGTATAGTCTTTCTTTAGCTTCTGGATTTCCTCCAAATCTAGGATCATTAATAAATTGTGAATGTACTTGTATATGAGCTTGATGATCTTGATCTTCAAATACTTGAATTGGTTTACCATTAAGTAAAGCCATATTCTCTGACACTGGATCACGTCTAGGTGTATCTTCATCTTCTATCATTAAATCCATATAATCAGGAATATTAAGAGCTTGTAAAAATCTTCTAGTTGCTTCTTTAACATCTATTATATCTGGTGAAGCTTGTGCTAATTGCATACCAGTTTGAGCTAAAGCAATTCTTTGAGCTTGTGAAAAAATATTAGGATCAGAAACTGGAACTACACTAATAGAAGCTGTAAAATCTTTTCTTCTAATTTTTTTATTTTCGCCTATAACTTCAAAAGAATATTCATCATCTAAATACTCTCCATTTAATTCATAAATTAATTTAAATTCTCTACCTTGAGCTTGATGAATTCTTTTATGTATTGCTGAATATACTTTTGAACCTTGTTCTATTAAAGCAATAGTAGTACCAACTGGACCTGACCCTGCAGAATCACCAATCATAGCATCTGCTATTGATGCAAAACGTCTCCCGGACTCAGTTAAAACACCTAATAGTTGTAAGAGAGTAGGCGATGGTTCTTTGAAAGGGAGAGGGATAAAACTCTTTCGTAGATCATCACCATAAGCTTCAACTTCAACCCATTCACCAGGAGAAACTGTAATGTCTCCACCTTCTATTCTGGCTCCTTTAGCTCTAAATCCTCCATTGAGGTTAGCAAAGGCAGCTGAATCTAGTAGTGCTCTTAAAGCACCAGTGCTAGCATGTTGAAGTCCGCCGATCATTTGAATAAGGCCGAAGCCATAAAAGCCCAAGCCCGGAAGATATTTATAGTGTATAAAATAAGTTCTTTTTCTTCTTAATGAATCTTCTTCTTTCCAATTACGTCTTATAGATAAAACTCTTTGTGAATCTAAATCTATTGTAACAATATAAGGTAAAGCTAATTCGTTTTTATCTTCGCCTAAATCTAAATTAGTGTGTACTTCTAATACAGTATGTATTTTATCTGCCATACTAGGTGTCATACCTTCTAATCTTTGTAAAGTTTGGTCAACCATATCTCCATCATTAGAACCTGGAGTTGATTCTGCTTTACTTAATGGAATATCTTTGTAATAACCAGATACTTGATGTTTTCTAATATCGTTTCTAGTTAATTTCATTACTTGTGTATATCTTTCTGCTGTTTCTAAATCTGTATTCTCCATTGATATTACAAATTCTTCTGCTGGTACAAATTTAGAACAAATTCTATCTAAAGTATTATCAAAATAAACTTTTTTAAAAGCACTACCTGCAAGTGCTAAATAAAATAACATTTAATCTAATTCGTTAAAGTAATCAGGTATCTCTTGTGTAATTTGAAAGTTCATAAAATCTTGAACTCTTTGAGATTGATCTAATTTTTTATCTGTAACTTTTCCTATGACTTGAGTTTTAACTGGACCACCAGCAGGAAAAATTTCAGCAATAGCTCTAGCTTGAAACTGTGTTGCTGCTTCTGCAAGTAGTGGATGATGAACACCTGAAGCTCCCGGGAAAGGGTCTTGTCTATCTTCGACAACTACACCTAACATTCTTAAACCTTTTGAATATTGGTCTTCCCAATTTTTTCGAGAGCTTTTATCATCTTCATAAGCTCGTACTAATTCTTTTCCTATGAGATTAATTTCTTGTTCAGGTAGTTCTTCAGCTAAATTAGAATAATGATTACTTTCAAAAGCTTCTTCTTCTTTTTCAGTTTGGTCTTGATCAATATCTACATTTACTTTTTCACCGTTCTCGTTTGTAAATTGTAGTTTTTTTTTATCTAATTCAACTTCCATTATTTTTTCTTTTTCTTTTTAGCTATTTTACTTCCATACTTTTTAGACCAGCTTTTTGCTATCTTTGGATTATTTTTCCAAAGATACCTTCTTTGTTTTTCTGATCTAAAAGGCATTAACTTTTAGCAGTTTTAGCAGATGCTTTTAAAGCTTTAGCAGAAACAGTACCTTTACCTGGTCTGCTTGTGCCTGCTTTTTTTCTTTTGTTCATATTGTAATACAAACCTTTTTTAGCAACTCTGCCACTTTTAGTTTTGTGATAACCTTTTTTCATAAGTTTTCCAAAGCCTTCTCTGTTAATCACTTACTATTTTTTTTTAAAACCGTAAGTGCCTTTTGGTTTACGTGTAGCTTTCGCTACTTTTCTTCGACCAGCCATAGACATTTTTTTACCAGATTGTTTTCCTCTAGTCATCCCTAGCTGTTCATCTTTTCTTGCGTTATATCCTTGTTTTTTCATAGCAGTATACCTCCTGGTTCATACCATACTTTCCTATTAGTAGATATAAAACAAAAATTTTGATTATTCTAGTATTAATTTCTTAATACTTTTACTATTATCTATGTTTAATTCTAATTCCGCCATTGACTTAATACACTGGTATTCAATGTTATCATTCTTATTTGTTCTCATTGCAACTCTTTTGCCTTTAAGGCAGTCGGACATAGATGATTGAATTCTGTGTTCTTTAATCTCTCCATTAACAATCATAAGTAGTGCTATAATTAACTCTGTCATCAATGTGCTCCACTACCATTTGCTCTTACTTTATCTTTTAAATCTTCTACATCAGCTAATGCTTTTTCTAATTGAGCTTTTAGAAATTCTATATTAACTTTATTCGTCATGTTTTGTTCTTGAGTTATTTCTAATTTTTCTGTAGTTTTATATAAATCTTCTATCAACATGTATTGTTCTTGGTCTGTAGGAAGTTGTTCTGATTTTTTAAGCAAATCAGCTTGAAACAATTCTCTAGAAGTTTCTAAACTTGTTAATCTTGATGTAACTTCTGTATATGCAAAAACACCCATAGCAACGCCTGCTACTATTGCTAACATATTTTTCATAGGCATACTTATTGATGTGTTTTCGGATATTTTCATATTGGTCCCATACAAAAAGCTAAAAATAAAAAACCTAAAATCAAAATACCTGTAAAATAATAGTTCATATTAATACTCATAAATTAGGTTTTTCCTTTTTTTGAATAAATAATATATAACAAAAATTACTAGGCGTCTAGCACTTCCATCTACGTCTAGCTTGTCTTATTCTAGAATTAGGGTCATTTCTTGTTTTAGCAGAGCTTCTTTTTAATTGACCAGCTGATCTTGCACAATAAGATTTTCTACGTTTAGCTGCTTTACTTCCAGCTTTAACTTTACCAGTAACTGCTGTCTTTAATTTAGAACCAGGATTAGCTCGTCTATATGCAGCAACACCTTTACGTGTCATTCCAGCTCCTGATTTAGTTTTTCTATAATTACCACCTTTACCAGTAGTTTTTCTTATAGGATTTTCTCTACGCCTTCTAGGTCTGATTCTTGTTCTGGCCATATGGATTTAATCCTTCTTGTGCATCAAGTAATCCTGTGTATTCTTGATTAGTAATTGGTTGTTGTTCTGTATTTCCTAAATTATCTACTTCTGTTGGTTGAGGAGCATCATAAGTCATATAATCTATTATAGGTTGTTCTTCTTGTTCTTGAAAATTACTTAAAGCACTACCTGAAAAATTCATAGGCGGCATAGCTTGTGCTGGAATAGGTGGTGGTGGTGAAACATTTTGAGAAAAGAAATTATTAAATTCCATTAAATCTTGAGCAAGAGTTGTATCAAAATTAACTGGAGTACTTGGTTTATCGAAATCCCATTGAAACATATTATCTACCTTGTCCTTTATAACGTGTTTGTTTTTGTTGACGTTTCTCTTGTTTATTTTTATTTTTCTTATGTGCTCCGGGTCCTCGTTTTTTTGGCTTATCTCTTGGTATGAAGTGTGTGAACTTCTGCTTGGCCATTAATCTTTATTCTTTTTTTTATTAATATCTATTTTAATAATTTTAGCAGATTTCTTTTTTAATAATTCGGCTGCTCCAGGATAATCTTTCGCTTTACCTTTATAAAGTAATCCACCTTTATAAGAACTAGATACATTAGCATCAACTGTTTTACCTTCTTCATCAAAAGATTTTTCAGCTTTAGTTGCTACAAAATCATCATTTTCTTTTCTTGACATTTTTCTTTTTCCTTTTTTTTCTTAACATAGCAAAATCTATACTTGATAGCTTGCCATCTTTATTTTTATCTAGTTTTTTTCTTTTTCCTTTTAACATTCTTTTTGACCTTTCTTTTTTTAGGCGCTGACATTCTAGAGTTTTGTAATCTACCTAAACCGGAGCCTGCGCCAGCAGTCATTTTCATTTAAGCATCTCTTTTTAAATCTTTAATAAGTTTCATGTTAGTATCATGATAAGAATTAGATTTAGCTTCTCTTACATCATAAACAGCTTTATTTTCGCCTTCATGTGTAGCTTTTTTTTCTTTTAAAATTTTAACATCTTTATCAGATGCTGGAACCATATCTCTGTAATTATTATCTGACATGATTAACCTCTTTTAATTTTTTTTATAAAAGCCATGTTATCACCATGAAAGTCAGAATTGCCTTTAGTCTTGTCCTGAATAGTATTTGCAGCAGATGGATCTTGATGAGGCGGATGAGCTTGTGGCCCAAAACCTGCAGCAGCTCCACTTGAATTATACTGAACAGGAGTTCTAGTAGTTTTCTGTGTAGTTGTCATTAATAGATTCCTCCAGTTATATTTATTTTACCAATGAAATTTTCCATTTCATTTTCTCGTCTTGTTTGTTCTTTTACTACTTCATCACCTGGATCTTGCATAGCTTTTTTAATCATAGCAGCTGGCTCGATAGCTCCAGGGAACTTTTC